ACGGGGCCGAACATGTAAAACTCGTTTACAAGCTGATAGTTATGCAGTTTTCAGCAGCCGCAGCTATTATAGCCGCAGCACCCCGTGTAGGGGTTGGGCACCTGATAGGACGGCACCGGGGAAGGCGCAATACGGCGAATAAGCTCGTTGGTCTGCGCGTCCAGCGTCGCGGTCAGGTAGCTATTCTGGTTCGCTTGAGAGGCCGCCAGCTTCAGGCTCTGGTTTTCCGCCTGGAGGCTGGCAATCTTATCCTGCGTCAGGAAGTCCAGAATGGCGCGGCTGTTGGCGTTGGCATTGTCGATAATGTCACGGGTGCTGTTCTGGATGGTGTTGCGCGTATCGCAAGCCTGCGTTGCCATATTGTAGTTCACGCCGTCAATGGCGCGCTGGGTATCGCAGCAGCACTGAGCCATCTGAGTGCCCAGACTGTTAAGGCCCTGCTGGGTCTGATAACCCAGGGTACAAATGGCATTGTCCACGCCGTGGAAGCCGTTGCTCACCGCGTCACGGATAGAGGTCTGGCCGTTCTGGAGGCCATTCAGGGCAAAGCCCTCATTGATGTCTGCGCGGGTAGCATAGCCCTGAAAACCGGGGCCATTCACGCCGTTCCCGCCGCCGAAGCCGCCATAGCCGCCCCAACCGAACATACCGAAAATCAGGAACAAGATTATCCACGCGCCCCAATCTCCGCCCCACATGCCGCCGTTGCCATTGCCATATGCAGGCTGCACCGGCATAGTCAAAGTTGCATCGCTCGAAAGAGACATATTTTTTACTCCTTATTTTATATTTCAAAACCGTGGCCACGGATTTTGAGCATTATTTTCCAAACATTCCCCGCATGGAATTAAACATCCCCTGCATCTGCTGGGCCTGCTTCTGCACCTGGTCTAACTGGGCCTGCGAAATGCGTCCGCTGCTCACCATTTCCTGTATCATGGCGTTCGGGTCTTTCCCTTTCATCTGCTGCATGAAATTCTGGAACTGCTGCATCATCGGATTTCCGTGCTGTCCGCCCATAGCATTGAAAAACGGGTTCATTTCGCATCCTCCTTCGCAGGTTTATCTTCTTTGGCTGTCAGCGCGTCCAGACGGGCCGCTAGAGCCTGCAATTCCACTTTCGTGGCAAACTCTGTGCCCGTTGCCTGCTGCGGCGTTCTGGGGCCGCTGGTGCGCTCTACGAGGTCATATATTTTGATGGACGGCTTGCCGGAGGCGTCGGCCTGTTTGAGGTAAATTGTAGGGCTGTTGCTGTCCCATAAAGCAACGGCAGAGTTAGGGGCCACGAGATAGCCCATTGCCTCCTGCTCACCATTCACCCAAACGATGTTTTGCCCGGGCTGTGCCGGTTGCTGTGGCACAGGCTGGTACTGCTGCCGCAGTTGCGCAAGCTGGTCTTGCATCGGCGGCTGGTAGTATGGAGGCTGATAACCTCCATAGTAATTCCCGTATGCCATATTCAATCACCCTTTCTGCCAGTAATACAGCGGAATTTCGTTGCCGCTGTCCCATGTGTCAAACCATTCCCCGTTCTGCACGCATACTACATGCCCGGAAAGCGCCAAAATGTAGGTGCCCGATGGGTGTTCTTCCGCAAACTGTGCCACCGTGTAACAGTCCGGGCAGGTGTTTGGTAATATCTGCCTTTCAAATCCCTGTTCCCGCAGGTAGGCCCCCCACACATGGTTTGCACTGGGCATGTCGCCCATCATATAGCCCTGCATTACAAGGCCAATGTAGGTTTCATCCCAGCTTTTCCCAAGGGCCTTTGAAATGGCCCGCACTGTGCAATCCCCCACATTTTTGTGCTCCGGGTTAGCGTTATAGCTCACAAAGCCCACGTTCCATTTCACTCCCCTCTGATGCGTGTATTTCTTCGCCTAGCTCTGGCAGCGTCAAAGCCTCACAATGCCTGTAAAACATTTCCATCGCCATGGAATACCCGCATCCGCTTTGCATCATTTTCTTATATACTCATTCATAGAATCACCGTAAAAGGGGGCGTTGCGTATACGCGCCTGCGGCGGGCGGGGTGTGTTCGCCTCTTGCCCCTCTACCCTAATTTTAAGCAAAAAAAAGAGGGGAAACCTTTCGGCTTCCCCTCTGAAAAATGTCATATTTCCCGCATGATTTTCTTTGCTGCGGATTTAATTTTTCTTTGTATTGTGGCCTCTGAAACATTCAGCGCCATTGCCATTTCCACCGTGCTCTCCCCACGTCGGCGGCGTTCGAACACTTCATGTTCCAAATCGCTGAATCCACAATCTCTTATAAGCCTGTCGCATTCCGCACGGCTGAACTCAAACTTGTACATGGCTTTCACTCACCGCCTGCGTCTCCGTCATAGAGGCCGTGTTAGGCAAATAGGCCGTTGCCGCCATAAAACAAAACGCCGCGCAAAAGATAAGCGTTTTCACAAGGTCAACAACGCAGCGCCTCTTTTCCCGCTTTTTGTACTCACGCACAATTTCCATTGCCATGCTCATTTCTTCGTTTTTGTGTTCCATATGCACACCTCTCATTCCTTGAAAACTTAATCATATGGGTTTGAAGGTTCTTTTCCACCACTCAAAAACCACATAAACGAACGTTGCGCCCGTGTCAGTCCCGGCAGGCTGTCTATCGCATTTTTTCTGTCTGCGTTTTTTACTCCCCCTTCTCCATCCCAATTTTCAATTTGCTTGTAATATGCCCACAGTGCAAGTCCATCCGGCCCAAACTCTTCGTACATGTCGGCATAATTTTCCCGTGATTCTGGGACGGTATAGTCTTCGAACATCTCACTCAGTGCAACATCCTTAGCTGCCGCATATGCACCTTGCAAAGCATCCGCCTTTTGTTCATCTGCTAGAGAATCATAGCCCGGCATTTCCAAAAATGCGTTGGCAGCATCGTAGGATGCCTGTCCAAGCAACCTCTGGAACTCCGAATACTGCTGGTTGTCAAGGTCTATTTTCTCCCCGGCCACCGTCACCGTGCGGTCTGCTTTGTGCGGGAAAACACCGCTGTCGTTCGTGGCGTCATACAACCGCATAATTTCTTCATCAAGCGGCGTTTGCCCTCCGCTGTACCCAAGCTGCCCAGGGTTCAAATATTGCGCAAAAGCAGCTTCCAGTGAATTGCCGCTTCTCTGCACTTCATTTCCCCAAGTGTCGTATGTGGCGGGTAACGTCTGAGAAAGGCCCGGTATCTTGCTTTTAAGGGTATCTATCTGCGTCTTGAAGAAATCACCTTTTGAATAAGTGGAGCGCTGTGTAGTGTCAGCCACGCGGGCCGTCGCTCCTACTAAAGAGGGAATCAGGCGTTGCGGTGTTTCCAGCACTTCATTTGTCAGGTTTTCAGTCGGGGAACCATAGCCTGAAAACACGTCCAGCAGGTTTTGCAATGTACTCTGCTGTAGCAGCGTATCACCAAAGGCCGACACACTGTTTTTTATAATGTTTGTAAGGTCTTTGGCCTCTATGCTTCCGTCCTTGTCAAGCTGGCTCATAATGGTGCTGCCCAGCACGAGGCCCATTGAACCGGGCTGTGCCCAGTCATAGGTGTAATAATTGTCCCCAAACTTCACCGCATAGGGCAGCCACCCTTGTTGCTTCTGAAAAGCCGCCTTGTCCGCATCTTCATCCTCCGGCCCGGTGATAATTCCCTTGTTATAAAGCCCGATGCCCAACAAAATTGCCAGTGTGCCCGTTGTCGCTTTAGCCACTTGGTCTATTACTGCGGCGGCTTCTGCGCCATTCTTTGCCATCTTTACGGCGGAATAAATCCCCGCCGGGCTGTAGTCCAGTGCGCGCATCGTCACGTTAGCCGGTGTTTTGGTAAAAGGCAGCAGTGTTTCGCCTACAAACCCTGTATTTTTCTTAATGCTGCTCACAAGCCTTGTCAGGGCATTGTCGTCCTTGAAGGTGGCCTTCATAGCTTCCTGCACAGCACGGTCAATAGCAGAGGCAGGCACGGCGTCCAGAGTTTTGGCGCCGGATGCTTCAATGGCCTTAGAAAGATACGATTTGAAGCGTTGTGCCACAAAGCCCTTGTCGCCAAGCTCCAGCAGGCCATAGGTCAACTGCCGCACATTTTCCGCTACACTTTTCTCGCTTGAAAGTGCGTCAAATACAGAATCGCCCGTCAGCTTTTGTGAAATCGTGTTCAGGCCGCCCTTTACCCGGCTCCCTACATCTTCCAAAACAGGAATATCGCCAGCCGTATGCCCGTTTATCCCTTTGAACATTTCTTTTTCGCGTATGCCCTGCATGGCGCTGTTTTCCCATTTGCTCGCAGTGTTATCAATGCTTCCTTTTATGCTGTCATACACCTGTGCGGCAAGGTCTTTGCTTTCCTTGCTGGCCGTCAAGGCCAGTTCCGGTTTGAAATCAGGGTTTATCTTGCTGTATACCTTCTGCCCTAAAGCCGAAACCTTGTCTGATGTAAAAGTGGCTGGCATCATTGCAATGTTGGAAAGCACGTTTCGCACCTGCGTTCTGGGGTTCAGCAGCATGGCAATATGCGAAAGCTCCACCATTTTTTCCTTCATCGTCGTGGGGTACTCTTTGGCAACTCGTTTCCCCACGCTCTCATATATATTCTTTAACGCCTCCTCGTCCCCCTTGGGCACATCCCCAAAGGCTTTTATTTCTTCATCCGTCAGGGTAAAGTCCTTCCACTTTTTCCCGAATTTCTTTGTCCCTTCAGCGTTCATTTTGTCTATTTGCTTTTGCAGGTAAGAAAGCGCCGTCATGGGGTCTTCCTTCATCAGCGCAATAGCTGCCGCTTGGCTGAACTGGCCGCTGCTTGTCAGCGCCGCGCTCATGTCGCGCAAAAGCTGCGCCGCATCCACGCTTCTCCCTTGACGTATCAATTCATCTGCAATGTTCTTGCCAAGCGGAATCGCTGCCGGGTCTCTTGTTTCCAGCAAGCTTCTGAAATTGCGCTGCGCTTCCTCCAGCCCATTCTCCCATGCGGCATCCGCTTTTGCAATGGTTTCCGCGTTGGAAAGCTGCCTGTATATCTCTGGCGTGTCCACGAACTCGGCCTTCACCTCGTCCGGCAAGTCGCTTTTCGTGCGCAAGCTCTCTGCGAATCCCCGTTCCCTCATACCGGCGGGGATATTCGGCTCTCCCGCGCTGCGCACTACCCGGCCTCTCGTCAAATCAGAAACAGGTGTGCTCACGCTTATAGAGGCATCATCCATTACGGAAGGAATTGCCGCCTGCGCCGCGCTGGTTTGCGCTCTCGGCATTTGCAGCGCAGCATTGGTCTTCCCTATTTCAATCAGTTCATCCCGGTACGTCAGTGCAGCATCGTAATCAAACACAGGCAGGGCGTCAAGCTCTGCCTGTGAATACCATTTATTTCTTCCCGCTATCAGTTCATCCGCAGCACTGTCTATAGTGGCGCCATCGCGCAGCTTCATGAAATAAATATCAGGCGCTTTTACCATTCGGCTTTCAGCTAATTGACGCCTCACCTGCGCATCCATCGAAGGATTTATTCCCCATGCATAATCTACTCTTGCCACCGGTTCAAATCCGGCCTGAGAATAAGTGTTGACCAAAAAGGGCCCATAGCAATCCAATCGGTCGCCGCCATGTGCCACAGCCTGAAAGGCAATATCTACACCTGCATGCTTGCCTTGACTGTTTGAGTTTTTGAATACGGCAGTAATATTCCCATTTGGCTCCACAGCGCCGCCCGCCATGCCATCTTTGCTCATAAATGTAACAGCGCCCTGTAATTCCTCCAAAGTTTTGGAATCTACAGAAGCGCCGTTTTTATTACTGGCTTTGGCCGCTTCCAGCGCATTGCTGAAAGCCTGATGGTCTGCGGTTTCCCGTATCCCGAAATCGGTCACGCCATATTGATTTAATTTTTCTCTTACAGACGAACTTAACCCTGCTCCTTCAAAAACGTTGCTATTTCCTCCCGGCTGTGCCCCTCCGAGAGCCACATCTTGATAGCCTCCGCGTACACTTGGTCGTCCAGCCAATAACGAATCTCCTCTTCTGACATTCTTGCCACCTCCAAATGTCGTCTCCCGTAGCTCTAATTGTGTTGCTCCCGATTTTGCAATAGCCTCTTGTGCAGGCGAATTGTTGCTTAAAGTTCGATATAATACTTCAGTTCTTCCAGACTGATTCCCGAAGTTAGCATTGCTTTCGCCACTTCCAAATCTACCGGGTTCAGCGTGCTGAGATATGCTTGTAACTCTTTCTGTTCCTGTGAACTCACCCTGCGCACCTCCCGTGCTGTTCATAGTTTCACTATATGCTACCTTTTGTCCGTTGTCAAGGCCCTCACGCAGCATGCGGCGTGTCTCGCTGCTCGTTTCGGGCAGCTTCATCCCCGTGGCCTGCTCAAAAGCCGCCCGGTTTGCGCCGCCCGGCTTCAAAGTCTCTATCTGCGCGTTTGTCAACGTGCCTTCCCGGTACGCCTGCACCAATTCATTCGCAGCGTTTCCGGCAGCTTTTTCCTGCCGCACCACATTGTCCAGTATCACCGGCTCTTCTGCTTCCAGCGGCGTATATCCGCGCTGCATCACATATTCCGGATAAGCCTCTTTCAGCCTCGTAACCATCCGCTGTTCATCTGCGGTCAGCTCTGCGCCATGAATGGCTTTTTCCAGCGCGGCATCCTGTGCGGCAGACATTACAGGCCGCCCATGAAAGCGGCTGCTCAAAGCGCGCAGTGTTGCCGGGGCCAACTCGCCCAGCGTGTTAAAGCCTGCATTCGTGGCGATGTTTACGCCAGCCTCTTTCAGAATGTCGCCTATGCTCAGTTCTTCTTCACCGGGCGCCACACCGTTCTTCTGCTGTTCTAAATATTCCCCGGTCATCCGCAGCGTCATGGGCAGCGTGTCAAGCCCAAGGTCAAGAATAGAATCGCCCAGCATGCCCGAAATGGCCTGAGGCGTCGCCAGTTCGCCCAATACCGGAATACGCTGTAAAGCCTGCGCTGCGCCTGTAGAAGCAAGCCGTTCTCCGGCCTTACCCAGCGCCGGGCCAACGCCGGGCATTGCCTTCATGGCTGCGCTGCCAAGGGCATACTGCCCCAGCATGCTGCCCATATAGCCCGCGCCATATGCCAGCGGGTTTTGCGTCTGCGCGCTTTCGCTGCGCTCTGAAAGGCCCAAGGGGTTTTCCTCTTCAAAGCCCGCCCGCTGCCAATTTTGGTCTTCCAGAGATTCCCTTATCTGTGGCACAAGCGGCAGCGCGTTGCCCGCGCCGGAAAACGCGCTGCGCGCATTGCTCAGTTTGGTAGCCAGCGTGTCCATAATTTGCACCTGCATCAAAAGCTTTTCCACATCTTCTGTGCTTTGCCCCAGTTCGTGCAGCCGCCGCGCTGTCTCATAGTAAACATCCAAATCCGGCCCAATCGTGCCATTCCATGTTTCTATAGCTTCCCGCGCAATTTTTTCTTCGGCCTCCGTCATTTTGCGGCCCGGCTGTGCCAGTTCATACAACATGCCCCAACTCAGGGAATCCTTTGCCTGCTGTTCATCCTGTTCTTTCTGCTCTGCCAACCGTGCTTCCAAACGCGCTTCTTCATCTAACGCAGCCTGAAACACTTCTGAATAGCTGTACCCGTCCGGCGCATACATCGCCCCCGCATCTCGCAGGTCTGCAATCTTCAAGCGTACTTCGGTCAATTCATCTTCTATCTGCTCTAGGGCAGATTTTTCTTGCGGCTGGCCCTCCGCTTCCGGCGCCGTCTGTTGCTGGGCAAGCTCTTTCTGTTCAGCCTTTTCTTTACTGCGTTCCACCATTCCTTGGCCGGAAAGCTCCATGTATTTTTGATAATATTCGTCTCGTTGCGCTTCCATCCCGGCAATCTCTTCTTCAGAAGCGCCGCTTTGTTTGGCTTCGCTAATTCGCTGGTTTTCATTTTGCCATTTTTCTGCCCAGTATTCCTTGTTTTCCGGGTTTTGACGAAGCGCCGCTTCCTCTTTTTCTTTTCGCGCTGCGGCGGCTTCGTCCTCTTCCTTTTGCAGCTTATCCGCGTCGGCTTTGGCCTCACGGTACGCCTGTGCTGTTCCGTTTGCCTCTGCAATAGAAACACCCCGGCGCTTTTCCTCATTCGTGCGTGTGTCACCTGCGCCAGCCGTCCCGCGGGAACCATAACGGTTTGCTCCCCGGTATGAAGCATTCATATCCTGCCGGGCCTGCTGCGCTTTTTCTTTTGCAATTTGCGCCGGGGTTTTCATGCTCTCCAGCGCAGCAAGGTTTTCTTCATACGTCGGGTTGAACGCTTCCCCCCACAGCGGGCTATCGTCTATGACAAAATCCATCTGAGAAGAGGCAGAAGGCTTGTATTCCTGTTCATCCTCCAAATAGGGAATCTGCTGCTCCCCCGCTGTGTCGCGTGTCTCTCGCACTGTTTCTGTGTGCTGCTGCGCCATTTCCTTTATTCGATTCGGGTTGTTTTTCACTGCCTTTTGAAATGCTTTTCCAAACGCTTTTTTATAGACATCGCTGTTACGAATATCAGAATATTTTGCCATAGCTCCACCCACCTTTTAACGTCCTAAAAACTGTCCGGGCCTATACCCCAAAATCTGTTGTAATGTTGCTGATGTAGGGCTGGAAAGATATTCCTCCGCATCTTTTTCAGCCTGTCGTGCAATCATATCTTCATAGAAACTATTACTGTTCTTTCTGCCGCTGGAACTGCCTTGCGTTGTGCTTGTACTGGACACGGTATTGGTCGGAGAGTATGAGCGTCCTGCTACGCTGGAAGCATAGCTGCCGCTGTTCCCCGCCAAATCCAGCATTCTATTCAGGTATTCATTGGTAAGGCTGAACTGTGTGTTGTAATTGTCGGCGGCCGCCTGCGCAATCAGGTTTGCCAAATTGTTTTCAAGCTGCTGCACGGCGTTCGCCTTCTGCATTTCCATCTCGGAAAGCTGGTTATTATACGCCTGCAAAGCGCTGGCCTTGTTTGCGTTCCAGTCGTTCATCAAATCAGCCAGGCTGTCGTTGCGGCCGGAATCAATGGTGTTGCGGCTGTTTCCGTAGTTGTTATACATGCCGGCCA